TGTGCTCTATCAGGGGTTATTGCACCCTGAGTAATAACGTCTTGCTGACGTAATGCAGCACGGTCAACGTTATTACTATCAGGCGCTGCTTCCTCACTTACAGTCAGTCCGAACAAGTCTGCGTTATCTTCAAGCCAGTTATTCACTGACTCTTCTGTAACGTCATCCAAGTCCTTAAGGACAAGACGTGTAGCCTTTGGATTAACACCCTTCTTTTCTAAGACTTCTTTTACGGTTCGCTCACGCTGCACTTTGGAAAGTCCCTCAAGTTGCTCAGTGAGTTCCTTAATACGCTTCTCGTCTGCTCGTTTGGCTTTTCGTAACTTCTTTAACAAGTCACTTCCATCACCAGCAAACTGCTCGGTATCTAGGTCATCGTCTTCGTCGTCCCAGTAGTTGTTGCTCATAGCAACCCACCCTTCTATTCGTTGTAGTCGCAAGCCTCAGGTTCTATTAGGGGAAATAGTCTGGCTCTTGCTATCGGTCTTTTACGCTGACGGGGCCGATAGGTCCGTTCAGGATTCTTTTTATATTAAGCCAGCGCCTCTGCGCTCTGATGCTAGGCTTGCTGAAGTAGTTCCAGACTTAGCCTTATAGCGGGCTTCTTCTTGTAGTGTAAGTTTTTCAAGTTCACTAAGCGCTGAGGCCTTCTTGCCAATTACGGCTTCCGATAAACCAGCGACACCCATTGACTTCTGACCAGAAATCTCAGCAAGTTTCTGCTCTGTTTGACGGGCTTGAGCAACCTGACCAAAACCAGCAAGTGCTGTTTGATACGTAGTTCCACCTGCTGCGTAATTTGCTGCTTGCTCTGCGGTAATACCACCAGTAAGTGTGTTAGCACCAATACCTTGAGTCTCTGCTGCTGCAAGCACCTGGTATCCCTTGACTTCTTTCTCAAGGTCAGCAACACCCTTTGTACCAGTAAGCAAAGCCTTGGCAAGTTTGCCTCGGTCTGCAGTTGGATAAAAACGATTAATTGTATCCTTTACCTCTTTAGGAGCCTGGTCAATAACATCAAAGACCTTTGTAATATTTTCGGCTACTGTAGATACTGCAATTCCCTTGCCAAGTAATTCGCTAGTGTAAGAATCTACCGCAAGGTCATTTAGGTTACTGCGGCGGAAGATGTCTCCTAAGGCTTGTTGAGATTTTACAAACTCTGCAATTGTCGGTACTTCAACAGACACGCCTGAGGCTTTAAGGTCCTGCAACTTGTAGATTGCTGAGAATCTATCTGTGAATGGTTTCATATTTGGGTCATTACGAGCAGCCATTAAGGCTAGGTTCATTGACTCATCTGCAGTAGAACCAGTCTTGTAAAAACCAGAAGCAGTCTTATAGAGTGCATCTACCCAAGGCTTTTTTGATTCTGCTTCTCCATAATATAATGAAAGTGTCTTGCGAAAAGTATCAACCGCAAGTCCAGGAGTTTCATTTGCAAATGCAGCCGCATCGTTAGAAGCCACACCATTTACATACTTATTGCCACCCTCTTCACCAGTAAATGGAACTCCGCTGAAATAAAGAATTCCACCAAGCATCTGAAATTTATTAGAGCCTTTAACGGCACCAAGTGCTGGGTTATTAGCAAGAGCAGCATTTGATTTATCTTGAGCCTCTTTTGCTTCACGCTCAAGACGAATACGCTCAAGACGTGCATCAAATTTTTCTTTGGCTGCTTCTTCTCTGGCAAGTTTTTCTTCTGCCTCAAAGTCTGCTTTAATTTTTGCAGCATCGGCTTGTTGCTTTTCAAGAGCCGCTAACTGAGCCTTTTGTTTTTCAAGGAGAGCCTGTGCCTGAGCAAGAAGTTTTTTATTTGCTGCTAATTCCGCTGCTTTTTTCTGGGCTGCTGTTTGCGCCATTTAGATTCCACCCATTCCAGAGGCACGAGCAAAGGCAACTGCTGCGTCTCTAGCCTCTTCGTTTGCTGCTTTTGTTTTTTCACGGTTAGGATGATTAAGTGCGTAGTAATAAACATCTGTAATAGATGGGGCTGGAGCCTTACCAGTAACATCTGGGTTTAAGAACCGAGTTACATTAGGGTCTGATAGTTCGAATGAACCAGCGTCCATTTCCCAAACCTTAGATAGAGTTCCAATGATAGGTTCTGCAATATCTGACATAGTAAGGTTAGGTGTTGACTTTAAACGGTCAGCGTAGGCTGGGTAAAGTTTCTGCGCTTTCTCTGAGAACTCAAGTCTTAAGTCGTCAACTGTTTTAGTGCCAGAGGCAACTTCTACTCCAAGAGCATTAATTTCTTTAGCACTTAAGTTGTTGATTCCATATGCTTTAAGAAGTGTAGAGACGTTAGAAATCTGCTTAATTGCTGCAGATGGAATGCTCTTGGTATCTCCAAGGTTTACCTTGGCCCAAAGGAATGACTCAGTAAAAGATTTAGGGTCAAAGGCTGATGGGGTTGTTACGGTCTCATAGCCACCAGTGGTAGCCTTACGGGTTACTGTCTTACCCATTGCAGCCTCAGCGTTTACCTTAGCAAGAAAGTCTGCCCTATCTGCATCTGTAAGAAGTGCCATATCAAAGCCAATTGATTTAGCAATTTTGTTTAACAAAGCATTTGCATTGACAGTATCATATTCGATAATGTTTGTGGTAACACCCTGCATCATAGGTGAGTTCTCGGTCATTACCTGAAGAACGTCCCAAGGAGACTGTTTCTTACCTTCCTTGAAGGCTGCTACTGCACCATCTACAATGTCATTCCATAGGTTCTGCCGAGCAGAATCTGTTGGTTGACGATTAGATACTCCAAGAAGATACTCAGAAAGAGCAATCTGAGAGTTCAAAGGAAGTTTAGCAAAAGACTTTTTAATTATAGAAGCATCAGCCTTAATAAGGTTACCCTTAGCATCTGGCATCCAAATGTAAACTTTTTCTTTTGTTTCTGCCTTAGGTGGAACGACAATGGTGCCAGGAGGCGGTACAACTGGATTCTCTGCCATTATTTGTTCTCCCTCATATTGTCATTTTCAAAGTATCTTGTAATCATTCTCTGAAGTACTGGGTCCCACATATCGTAACTAGAAGCCAGATAGTTGACCCAAGCATCTTTAACCATTCCTTTTGACCCAGTAGGCGCATCCTTGTATGCTGCTGCATATTCGTTGCGGTATTGGACAAAAGCCTTAGCCTGTTGCCAGAACTGAGTCTTTCCATACTTTTTCATAAACTCTTGGTCTTTAACAATTGTTGCAAGACCTTGTGATTGAATCCAGGCTGCGTTGCCCTGAGTTGCATTCTTTTGATATTCTTGTGACCAAGCAAAACTTGCTTTTCCAAGAGTATTTTCTGCATAGTCTTTAAGTTGAGCCTTAAGTTCAGGAACACTTAGGTAACTTGGGTATCCAGCAGCAACGGCAGCATCGTTGTATCGTTTCTTTTCTGCAGTGTATGCAGCCCAGAATCTAGACTTTTCAATTTCTTCTTCAACCAACTGTGGTGTCTTAAGTGCTGAGTTTACTGGAGTTCCATCTGGGAATCGCGCAGTTGTTGAATTAAGGAATTTATTAACTTGAGGACTATAATCTTTTGGTAGGTCAGCAACCATAAGGCCAATAACTGCTGGGTCAATCTGCCGCAACTTAGTCGTAAGGCCAGGGAACTTGTCCCAGATTCTGTCGTAAGCCTTTTGGCTTGGAGTGATATATGCAGCAGAATCTTGACTGCTAACAAATCTACGGTCCATAGGAAACTGAGAACCAGTCTCTGCTTGCATATGAGCCTGAAAATCTTTTTCAGCCAATTCATTGGCTTCTACTATGTTTTTGCCTTGCATCTGATATGTATTCACAAGACTGAAATAGTAGTCCTGATAAAGACTATCTGGTCTAGACTCAACATACTGTGGAGTTCCGATAAGTGAAAAGAACTGTGTGCGGAACTTTCGCAGATAAATACTCTTTGCTCCAAACATAACAGACTTATCTGTTGGCTTGGGACCTTTACCCATATCGTATAGAATCCATTGACGATTGCTCTCAGAAATCCAAGAGTCAACAAACATCTTATTTGTTGTATCTGGCTTAAGACCCATAGCAAGGTTGCGTGCCCAAGCAGGAGTAAAAGTATTTTTTAACTGAGTTCCCGTATCTGGTTCAATTCCAAACGGAAATAATTCATCATAAGAATAACCAGGAATTTTTCCAAATGTTGAGTCAACTAATTTTTTAATCTCGTCTTCATCATTTGGCTTGCTTCCGTAAATCTTGCTTAAAGCAATAGGAACCATCCAAGAAGCACCTGGGAAGTTAGCAATGTAGTTAGTAGCGCGTGAGTTGATAACAACGCCCTTGCCATCATTAAGACCCATTTCTTTTGTGCCAGGAACAAGTAAGAAAGATGCCTTCATTGGGTCATTAACTGGATTGCCATTCTGGTCTACTCCAAATGAATTGTATAGTCCATAATAAGAGTTTAAGAATCCAGCAAAACGGCGTGGTTTCTTAACCGCAAATCTGCTATAGCGATATATACCAGAGGCTGCAGCATTAGGAAATGTTGCAAGTCCACGAGCAAGATAGAGTGCACGATGTTGGCGTGGGATTGTATAAAATGTCCTTGCTACTTCATCAACCAACTGAATTGCTGCAGCGTGATGAATCTGATTAAGAGTTGCTACGTCCACTTGAACACCTTGAGCAAGCAACATTTCTGCACGCTCTGCAACAAGTGCTGTGTGACGAGATGTGCCCCATACTTCACGAATAACGTTTTCTGGTGCCATCAAAGTTTTCCAGGCACTAGATGTTAGTGAGTCTATAGCAGCAACAACACTCTTGCTAATTGTTGTAGGACGGCCATACTGAATGTCAAGTGGATGGATTGCTGACATCTGGTCTAGATTCTCAGCGAGCATTCCTCGTAGTTGATTTGGCATTACTTGTCCTTCTGCAGCAGCAAGTTTTGCCTCTGCAGTTGGTAAGTATCTATTAACAATAACAATATTATCGTCAATTAACTGAATTAGTTCATCTCCAGAAACACCCATCTGGCGGGCGTAATATCTGCCTTGTGGAGTAGCAGCCCATTTAATAAGGTCCTGACGTGTTGCACCAGCAAGTATCTGGTCAACCATTAAGTCGCCACGTAAGTGGTTATTGACTACATATGCTAGTTCATCAAAATATTCTGGGGATGAGACGGTGGTTATGCTCTTAGGACTTCTAGACATAATGGTATTCATCTTGACAACAGTTGCTTTGTTTCCAAGAAGTTCCATTGTGCGTGTATGGTTAGATGAAATTTCTGACATATAACCTTCGCCAAAACCATCACGGTTTGCAAAAGACTTAAACTCTAGAACCTGTCCATTGGAAAGAGTTATTCTTTGAATAGGGTCAAGCATAGGTTGCTTTGCGTATAGACCTTCAGACACCTGGAAAATTTCTGATTGCTCTTTAACCTTTGGACCCAACTCATCAAGGATTCTGCCAAGGTCATCATATGCCTGAGCAATTTGCTGGTTGGCTACGTTTAATTCTGGTGCAAGACTATTAATGTCTTCAACGGCACGGGCTAAGCGCATTTCCGCTGCGGCGATATCGCCAGCAAAGCGTGGGTCATTAGCATCTTTAAGAGCCTGGATTCTACGTCTTAAGCCATAAACGCTAGGAACGTTAATTGGCGCACCATACTCAATGGCATAGACATTAAGTTTCTGCTCAATTATATTAACATCTCGCTCTGCATCCCTGAGACGTTCTTTGATACCATCTGCCCAGTCACGCTTGGCTGCTGGAGACACACGTGCCCCTACGCCAAAGTGGGCTTCATAAATTGCATAAGCATCATCACGTGTAATAATTGCACGGTTGTATTGTTCTGATAAAGCCTTTACCTCGTCTTGAATTTCTTTTTTCGAACTCTTGCCAAGCGTTGCGGCCTTTTGAACATTTCGAATAATTACTTTTGCTGTCTTCTTTATAATAGAAGCGCTTGCAGTTGTAACCATAGGGGTTAAGAATTTTGAACCTTCGGCAAGTGTTCCAGCAAGCATTGGCTCAATAATAGAGTTCTTTGGAATATATGAAAAGCGATAAAGTTGAGCAATAGAAAATACTCTGCTTGATGATTCAAAAATTCCTCTGGCTGCAGCACCAAGTGCTTGCTCTGCTGTTGTTGCCGAACCTACTATAAATCCTTTTTGCTTACGAGCAGCCTTAAGAATCATACGGTCTAACTCACCAAATGGAAGCATAGCCTCAGAGTTTGCAAGTTGACGTTGTGTAACTGGGTCAACTTTTATGCGGACGCTAGTTGTTGGGTCCATAGCAAAGCCATCTTTACGTAGGCTTCCGTGAACGGCACTAACATCATCCATCAAGGTTTCAACAAAACTATCAATCATCTGCTGGTTAAAATAACCACGTGAGTAGGCAACTGTAGCGGCTAGTTCTTTGTTTACTGACTGAACTACCGCTGCTCTTTCTCCATCAGATTTTGCTGAAATAAAACGGTCAATGATTTCTCGACGATATTGAGATACACTTTTTGTTTCAAGTGTATGTGTAGTAATTATTTTTGAGCCATTAGCAAATAATGGAACATCATCAAAGACGGCCATCAATTCATCTATGCCATCCATAGGACGTAGACCAGAGTTAGTTACAAGCCCCTTTGGCATATAGGTACCAAATTTACGCATTAAGACAGTAATAGGTCCATTAACCCTACTACCAAGAATTACCTGTGCTACGCCACCGACTTCAGAAAAGTCGCGTTCAAGACGAGCAGTCTTAAGTTGACCTGTACGAGTACGAATTGCTGATACCGCAGCCTTGCCAACAATTGGTTCAATTGGACGGGTGAACTTACCCGCTGCAACTGGTGCCGTAACAAGAACGCCAGTAGCATCGTCAAGTTCCTGCCTTAGAAATGCATCATAAATATCTTGATGCTTTGGATTCTTAGCAATTGCATCGTCAAATGCTGCAGTCCAACGCGCACGCTGTTCTGCTGTATAGACAGGCATTTTGCCAGTTAAGAGATATTCATTGCGAATAACTGAATTGCCATCGCCAATAACCCATAGGTCATCTGACATCTTCAACTCTGCAAGACGTTCGATTGCTGGGCCATATCCCTTGTCAGCAAGAATAAAGTCAGCAACAACACGTGGGTCTTTAGTAGACCTAATCAAGTCTGGCATTGCTGGATTATAAGTATGCTTCTTAAGGATGCGAACAATATCAACAATGTTATCAGATGCTGCAAGATTCATAATTTCTGAACCAATTACAGTTTGTGTTCCGCCATTGCCTTCAACAAAGTTGATATGGTCATACATATCTTTTTCGTATACTGGCATTGCTTCTACATCGCCAGCCTTAAACCTTGTTGTAAGTCCAGCGCGTGTAGCCCCAGCCTTGGTGGCAGCACCTGCACCAACAAAGGCAACGTTGATTGCTATGTTTTTAATAATAAAGTCGTTGGTTCCAGTAATCCATTTACCAAGTGTGTTATCTTTAAAGTTTTCTTGAATATCCTGGTCATTCCAAAGGTCAATACCAGATACATCAATACCATTGGCTTCAAGGATTGCATTTTCACCAAGTGCAAGAACTCCACCAAGTGGGCTTTTAAGTAAAGATTGTCCAAGTGATACGCCTTCTCTTACGAGAAATTTTTCTCCGTCAACAATTACATATTCGTTGCCAGTGCGGTTGTAAGCATCTTTAATATCGCTTAATTGAAAACCTTTACCGTACTTATCGCTAGTGTATAGTGGGCTATTAGGGTCAGTAGCAAGATACGCAGTAGATATTGGGCGAGAAATATAAGGTGAGAATACATACTTCTCAGCCTTTTCTGCAAGAAGAAGCACTGGGTCAAATGGCTTAATTGCAGTCTCTGTTACTGGACTTACACCCTGCTCAACCAACTTCTGCTGAATTGCACTTTGCGCTGCAATACCAGCAGCGGCAGCAACCTCTGGGTTCTTTATTCCCATACCAGCCAAAGAAGCACCAGACTGAACGGCGACAGAAGCAGGGTTGATACCAAGAAGACCTTTACCAGCCTCTTTAAATGAATTTAAAAATTCGCTCCAAAATGACATTACTTCACCGCCATTGGATTAAAATTGCTAGGCCCGCCGCCGCGAACATCTTCGCCCGTAAGGGTCATAATAAATACATCCCTATCCTCAGGCGACTGCCATTTAACCATTGCTAATGGAATCGCTATTGCAAAATTTTCATAACCTAGAGAGTTTGCAAACTTATCTAGATGGTCAAAAAATCCATTTTCTAACCATTGCATTAAAGTATCTGTTCTCTCAGATAGTTAACAAATCGCTTATATGAATCTGGAGCATTAGGAATGCGTGTTGCATTAATTAAATCAGGTAGGTAGCGCTTGATAAGGTCGAGGTTTTCATTCTGATTCATAGCAGATGTGACACGTGAGGGCAAAGCCTCTGAACCACGACCTGCACCAAAATCAACGCCATCTGAAATAGGGCGACCATCAGGTTGCAATTCATCTAATGGTGTAACTCCACCCCCCATAGGAGGCATAGCCTCTTGAGATGCACGTGGCATAGTAGGCGCAGCAGCCATAGGTGCTGAAGCCTGTTGTTCTGCAAGTGCTTGGTTCTGACCATAGGCAAAACCTGTGTAGTCACGACCAGATTGTCCGTCTCCGCCAGTTGCTGAAACATTAGCAGGGTTATATTGTGGTGCAGTTGGGCGCAATCCGCCTCTATTTTCTGCCATCGCTTCCTCCTACTTAATGTGTTTGAATTGTGTCTTGGATATATACGGTGCAGCAGTAAATGCTGTCAGTTTTGCTGCAATCTCCATCGCTTCAAAAGCGTCTACGCCAGCGTGGAGTGCACCAAGTGCGTAAGATGCACCTGAACCTACAGCATAAATATTATTTTTAGTTTTGTTGACGCATAGTTCGTGGTCAATATCAAAAAGTTCACCACATACTGACATTAAAAACTGAAATCTTAACTCACTCTTAGACTCATCAAAGTTATAACCATTACTACTTAAACATTTGCGTAGAGATGGCATAGCCTTTGTAATCATAAAGTGGTAAATATCTTTGCGGTCCTTAGCAGTTACTGTTGGTGGCTCCCAAATGTGTTGTGCCACATCACAAGGAAGTACCTCACCAGAACCAGCGATTAAGAAAGAACCGCGTTCTGCAATTTTTTGAATATTAGGATGGCTGTAAATAAAACCAGAGTCATCTGTTGTCTGACTATCGGCAACAATAAGTGAATGACTATCGTACTCGATTCCAATTATTGTTGTCATAGTCCCCTACTTAGTTATCTGCGGTTGATAGTTCTAACGCTTGCTGATGCTTCTCCTTGGCCTGAAAGGCTAGAAAGTAAATTCATAATGCTTGGTGGTGGCTGTTCTGGTGGAGTCATCTCTGGCCCCATTGGACCTTCTGGTGAAGGAGCGCCTCCTGCTGGAACGCCTTCGGGAGCAGGGGACGGTTGCTCAACCATTTGTGGTGCCCCAGCAGGAGGAACTTGAGGCTTCGGGGCGAAGATTTCTTCAATCGCGTCTTCAAGTGCCTGTCCCTTTTGGCGAGCCTTGATTACCGAAGCAATCTTGTTTATCATTTCTGATGGGTCTTGTCCCTGTGCTGCCATCATAGGAGTCTGCTGAGCCATTGCTGTTAGTCCACTGAGCAATGCTGTACGCATATTTTCAATTTCAATCTTCTCAAGTTCTTGAGTGACATTGACTGTGAATGGAAGTTCGCGCATAGCCATATCCTTAGAGATAAGACCGCCACCTAATGCTTGAAGCATAAAGATAAGACCTTGTGCAGGGTTCAAGCCAGCAAGCATTCCATAACGAACATCTGCTGAGTAGTCCTGCTTAATGTCTTTCCTTGGAAGATAGGTGACTTCGTAAGGTGAACCTGAGTCCACGCCACGAATTGTCTTCTCTTCTGGGTAAAG